GAAACGTCATCGGGTCCTTAGAACCGTTGACTAAACTACTTAAAGCCGCCGTTTGGTGGGACTTTGCTAATACATCGAATATGAATCCGGTTAGCATAGCCTTCCCAAACAAGGGCATGCTGGCAACATCAGAGTAAGCACCGTTAAGCGCCCTATACACTATGTACTGCTGTTCCCTATCGTTGGTGACAATAGTATGGTGTTTTCGCACCATTTGGACAGCATTGAGTGTCGCTTGCTTAACGCGTTGGATGATTACCTTAGCAGAGATCTTGAGTTCAAGCGCTCTGCGCAGTGACAGGGCATAGTCATCAACCCCTGGAAGACTAGACGGCAGCTCTACCATTTTTGCTGCTTGGTCTTGTTTGATTAATTTGTGGACGGGGGCATCCTCCCGATCTGAGATACCTCCAGCCACCCTGTGTGTGGTCTTGATACAATACAGGTCTTCCTTAGACTGCTTGTATTCTTCTGACATTCTACCGTAGTATATGTCTCTAAGCTTGACTGCTATGTGCCAGTCACCACCTCTCTGAACGAATTCAGAAAGTCGATCTTCCATAGCCGAGACCACGTCTACTATGCTCACTGCGATTTTTGACTCTATCCGCGAGTGCATTAATGTTGCTATGTTCCGTGATAAGTACTGCCCACAACTGCCTCTCATGTGATCAACCCTTAAAAACTCTGCTAGACCCCCGAAAGCACACTTCTTCCTTTGTAGTCGTATATTGTACTTTGAAGCGTTCTTGACTATAGTCGTACAAGCTTTGAAATTGCGAATCCCTGCTAATACATCATCCCCATTGTGAACGGACCTTATGAAAGTTTTCGAAGTTGAAGTCAATTTTTTTGTATAGATATAGTTGAGGACTGAATTAATGTAAGTTGTTAAACGCCAGCCCGACATGAGTGTCCCTTTGCTCCTATAAGTTGTCCCAGTCCCCATATTATCATGAACTACCGTCTCGGCTATCGACTCTTTTGTCCACTGTGCAGCTAAGACCTGCTGTGGTGAGAGATGTAAAGCATAAGCATCGATGTATGCCTGAATGACAGCCTGCATAGCATCATTCGAATGTTGACTATTAAAATCTTCAAAATCAACACATAAAGGTGTCGTCCCCTCCAAGACTGCAGCCACGCTCGCCGAGACGAAAGACGGTCTAGCTTTTGTGCCCACTGGGAACTGGGCCGGCAGTGTATCTTCGCAATTGAAGAATGCAAAGTGTGATAAGACATAACTAGTAACGTCAGTACCGTATATGGCTCGCATCTTGCCCCATTCGTACTTGACCGAAGACCAAGCGTGCACTTGAGGAGTCCTATTGAGGAACTTATCTATAGCTACCTTAGGCATCATGGACAACAGGATGAACTTGTTTTTCATTTCTCTCTCTTTAGGTAGATCGACTAAGTCTTCGTCGTACTGACTATGTACTGAACCTGCAGCTGACCATTGCCATCTCGCTTCCCAGAATTCATTCCAGTCAAACTTTCTAGGTTTCTTAGCTGTAGGGTCTTGAGTCGAAAACAAGTTTACAGCTGCTTGGTACACTTCGTGATAGCTTAGAGCGGCTAAGTCCGGTTGGAGTCTGTTCTTTTTCTCTCCTTGCCAGTTCACTTTGCCGTAGCATCTGTTGACTAAAACATCCACTTCGAAGATGGTCCTTAAGTCATCGCGGACGATGTTCTGTAGTGACTTTGCTTGGACAGACAAGTCTTTAGCCAACCGCATGAATTCACCCACATCGCTAGAGTCAAGCAGGTCTGAGCTCACTATTGCATCAAATTGCTTCTCTGGCAGTGAGGCTAACCAGAGTGCCACACCACCAGCAAAACTAGTAGTCGTGTCTTTAGGCAGCCTACCAACATGGCGCAACCTGGGCTGTAGTGCTTCAGGTATTGACGCAAAGATCTCCTCAGCAGTGAAGTGTATATGATGGTCACCTGATATCTTCGGCTTCTCAAGCCTCTCTACAGGTCCTAATCTGTCGAAGTCAGGGGCCTTAGCTTTGCCCAAGGTAACATAAACGTTGTCATCGTGACACCAGTCATTATAGTAACCTTTGAAACTACCTAAAAAGTGTCTCGACAATACAGCCAATATGCTCAAAGTAGATGGGTTCAGATCTTGGTCAACGTAGTAATAAACAAAAGTTGCTTTGTTTGAAGGTATAAGCCGACATTTGACCGCGACGCCATAATAATCATAAACAACATCGCACATCGGGAGTACTGATGATAGCCGGTCAATCAAGACAAGCTCGGCGTCGCAAAACTGTGTTGCTATGATCGTACCGTGTATCGTAATCCTCAGCGACGTTGGTACGTTGCCGTCTTTGAGGATAAGGGTCCACTCGCGCCCTTTCCGATCGCCCTTTTTGATCTGGATGGCGTCAAAAGTTTCTCGCACTCTTGGTAGCGCACGG